ATCCGATCCACGGCTGCAATGTCCCAGTTGAACGAGTCACGCAGGTCCTCCCCGTCGGGGTCGTTTGCGGCAATTTTGCCCCGGCACCGGACAAGAGAATGGCGGTACTCTTCCAACGCGCAGATGACGATGTCGGTGTCGCTTGCTCCAAGTTGAATGGCCATCACTCCACCTCCCAGCCAAGCTCGGCAGCGCACTTGCGGATGGCCCCAACCACCTGCCTAGCGTGGCCCTCGCTCTCCAGAAGGATAGCGTCCTCGTACCAACCATCGGCACCCTGCTCGATCACAACCCCCGTGGGCCAGTACGTCTCGTCCTCACGCGGGCAGGCAGAGACCTGCGTTTGCAGGCTCTCGTGCCGGGACTTGATCTTGGTTGCCTTGTTCGTCATCACACCACCTCCCCGTGCGCCCGCATCAAGGCCCTCAAGCGCAGCACCAGCGCCGCGCGCTGCATGTAAAACGTCATCTGGGCGACATCCCTGTAGTCAGGCATCTCGCCAAACTCGCTGGCGGTGATGTCGTTCAAGGCACACGCCAGAGCTACGTTGGCCTCGTCAAGGCTCAAGCAGATCATCTGTTCTTTGTTCTTGGGCATCAGTTTGCTCCTTCCTTGGTGCTCGGCTCTTGGTCCTTGGGCCACCCCATCTCGCGCAGGTTCGCCACGACATACGGCACCAGCGCCGTCGATGCCTGCGCCGCCTTCTGGGCAGCGTCCTTGGGTGGCTCGACAGGCAGGTACTTGTGCAGCTCGACCTCAAGCATGTCCTTGGCCTGCTTCAGGGTGCGGATGCCCCGCAGCATAGTGTAGAGCTTCTCGCGCATCGAATTGCGGGCCTTGCCCTCCGCTTCCGCGCGCCGCACGGCCTTGTCCACCGCAACTCGGACCTCGGCCAAGAGCTCCTTGGTCAGGGCGTCGTCCATGTCGTTGTAGTGCGGGCGGTTCAAGTAGAGGGTGTCATGGGTGGTCTTAGCCGCCCAGTAGACGTTGCCAATGCCGCCAGCGTAGTCGCCGTAGGCAATGCAGTGGCGCTGGGCCAGAAACTTACGGGTGTCCTCGTTGTCGTAGACAACCTTCACCTCGGCAGGCATCAGCTCGTAGGCCTTTTCCTGCACGATGCCGTTGATGAGCTCCCCGTAATTCGTCCGGGGGATGTCAGCCATGATCTTGTTGATGATCTCGGCCTTGTGGTCCTTGTTCAGTTGCATTGTCGTTCTCCGTTTGGTGTGGGTTGATCAGGAATAGTAAGGGCGCTTCTTGGGGTAGTGGGTGTCCGGCAGCGCCTCTGTGGTGCAGCGCACCGTCAGCTTCTCGTCGCCCCGGTCGCGGTTGGCGTTCTGCTCCCCCACCCACTCCCAAAGCTTGTACCCGTACTCCTGCGCCGCATCGTAATCGTCAAAGAAGCGGACGCGGCCATGCTCCGTCAGCGACCCGGCAGAGTAGTGCCAGCCACCCTCCTCCGGCCCGCCGTAGACTTGGTATGTGGTGTAGACAGCCACGGTCCACCACTTGGCAGGGACGTCGTCGCCCGACTCCACAGTGACGGCCTCGCCGCCAGACATGACATATGGCTTGTCTTCATACTCGTCCCACTCGACCTCGTCCCAGCGATAAACCTGCTCATAATGGCTGGTCTTGCGGACGTAGGTGGGGAGAGTCTTGCTCAGGTAGTCCATGGTCCTCGGTCCTTTGTTGTGCGTGTGTTTGTTCACTTTACACAAGTGCGTGGGGGTTGGCAAGGGCGACGTGAGCCGCCCCGGCCAGTATCTCAAGTGATGCGCCAGAGCAGAAGCTCCCTCCCGCCGTTCTCAGTGGTGCGAACCTCCGACTGAAGCGTGTGACCAATGGCGTTGTGCCACCACTCATGGATCATCTTCTCGTCCTCGTCCGGCAACAGGCGGAAGACGAATACAACGCCACCCTTCATGTAGGCGCTAAGACGCCAGAGCTCCGACCGCGACAGGAAAGGCGGCACAGCCTCGTCCCGCAGCATGTCCTCAAGTCGAACCTCGCTCACGACTCCTTCCTCCAGAGATACAGCGTCAGGTCCCCGGCAGGGCTTTTGCAGATAGAGCTCACCATGGGGATCGCCGGATCGGCGCGTCTGGCAGTCGTCAGCCAATGCGCCCGCTTGCGCTCCAACTCCTTGGGCTCGTCCGTCTCCTTCGTGATGGCAAGACACTTGCCCACAGGCAGATCACGCATGCGCTTCTGCATCAAAGCCGTTTGTGAGCCCCTAACACCGCCTTTCAAATCCTTGGATTTCCCTATCAGCATAGCAGGGATATCATCCTCACGAACCGTCATGTTTTTCCTCCGTTATAGATAGTGGTTGATACTGAGTGATAGCATGATATGAAAAACGGCCCTTTTGCAAGGCCTGTTTTGCGTGATAGTTGATATTTCACGCCGAGCGGATGGACGGTCTGAGAGAGGTTTCCCGAGGCGCAGTGGTCAGGTAGCTTGGGCGGCGATCCTTGGACCTTGGTCCTTGTGCTGAGGGAGGTGGTGTGCTAAAACCTCAATGAAATAAGGGCTTTCCTCGTAGCACTGAGCTCGGACCTCGGCCCTTGGAACGGACAATCCCAATACGGTTTTTACGCCTCCCCGGAGGACCGTAATGGTCTGCGTAACGGATTTTGTCCAATATCTTCAAACACTTAGGTCCTGTTTTGGGGGTTCTTTTACCCCCATATAGGTATTTTGCCCTAAAGGAATTTTTTCGTGACGTGATTTTTTTCGTCGTAATGCGTACTAAACGTAAAACGTGCCTGATGGTGGTTGGTGAATGTTAATGAAAACAAGGTGTTATGCAGCAAGAGGGACCATTACGGTGTTGGAACCAGAGCGTAATACCTCGGTCCTTGGACAGTGGAAACGTAAAACGAATCAGTGACAGGTTTGTTAGGAGACAACCGCCGTTTTTGGGGGGTCTTTTCTTTTTTGAACCAGTGTAGGTACCCCTGTCTGGGATATAGGGGTTCTGCCCTCTTGACGAACCGCCCTTGCCTGTTGCACCTCTAAGGTAGCTTTTTGTCAGGAGGATCGACATGGTTGCCCCGAGGAAGAACAGCGAGGCCACTGCCGCCACCAAAGGCAAGATTGTTGCCCGCATTGAGGAGGAGCACGGCAGGGTGCTCACCGAGCGGCAGAAACACTTTGCCGAGCTTTACGTTGAAGGGACGCACACCAACACTGAGTGCGCCCGCAAGGCAGGCTTCAGCCACGACATTGCCAACGTCTACGCTGCCAAGCTGCTCAACGGCACTGAATTCCCTCATGTGGTGGAATACATCAAGGAGCTTCGTGAGGCCAAGGAACGCAAGTATGGCGTAACCACCATTGGCCAGCTTGAACGGCTCTACAATCTTTCCCGGGGAGCCGAGGACGCCAAGCAATTCTCCGCTGCCATCAACGCAGAGAAGCTTCGCAGCGCCTTGGGTGGCCTCACCACAGATCGGCGCGAGACGCTGAACAGGATTGAGAACATGAGCCGCGACCAGATCATGGATCGCTTGCAGGAGCTTCAGCAGAAGTATCCGTTCTTACGCGACGTAACCCCAAGGGAGGCCGAAGATGGGTCCGGAAGCCAGATTGTGGAAGACCCTGAAGCCTCTTCTTGAACGGGAAAGGTGCCTAACTACCCGTATTGAGAACAGACATGGGGGCGGATTGCCTGACGTGGATGTGTCGTCCCCTGTCGGTATGTTTAAGATCGAGTTAAAAATTACTGAAAAAATTTTGGTCAGGCTCTCAGATATGCAAATCGCTTATAATACACTGCTGACCCATAAGCATGGGTTATCGTTCATCTTGGCAGAGGACCCCGGTCGGTCTCAACCATCTTCAATTGTTGGGCTATTCGAGGACCAAGGTCCGGGGGCCGAGGTCGGGTCGGGTCGGGGTCCAAGCACCGAGGTCGGGTCGGGTCGGGGTTCTGGGACCAAGGGTCGGGGGCAGTCGGGCCTCGAACCTCGGACCTTGGTCGGGTCGGGTCGGGGCCAGTCGGGTCGGGTCGGGCCGAGGTATTACCTCTGGCACGGTCGGGACGCGGTGGATGTAGGACGGTCGGGGACACGGGCCGAGGTACTGGCGTCGGGGGACAGCCTGTCGGACATGGTGGCGGTCATGATCGCGGTGTGCCGGGAGCACCACCGGGAGCTGTTGGAAAAAGACCCCGGGCGCTAGGCCCGGGGCAAGGTGGCCGCACCCGGCGGAATTGGGTGCGGCGCGGCAATTCATGCATAGGCCTTTCCGTTGCCATGGGCCACGATGGCCACGGACTTAGGCGACCGGGTCGCTTGCCCGGCGCACAGGCGGCAATCGGCGCAGGTGGTACGCTTGCCAGCCTCGGCGGATGCCGGGCAAAGAACCTCGCGCGCCGGGTCGATTTCTGCGACGTCGCGAATGATGCGGAACGTCCGGCCGTCCTGAGCCCAAACGTGCCGGGCGGCTTCGATTGTTTCCACCGATGCCATGGCATAGGCCAGCGCGTCAGGCTTGGATGCGAATTGATGCGTGTACGCGGTCCACCCTTTGGCCCGCATTGTCAGGGCTTCCCATACCCATTCCGGCACGGCGGCGGGGTCGCCATAGGTGCCGATTCGCACCATACGGCCCCAACCGATAGCGGTTGCCGCGTCCGGGTCGGTTGCGTCAGGATAGACGCCGCGCAGGATTGAGCGATACACCAGCGCCGGGCCGTGAATCAGGGTCACGTAGCAGGGGCGTTTGTCGGCTTGGCCCTTGTCCTTGGTCAGATTGGCGATGCCGCGCAAGGGGCAAGCGCCACAGATTGCCGCGTCAGCGCCCGTGCGATTGGCGGTGATCGGGTCCATATCGTCGCGCAAGATGTAGGTCTGCACCATGCCGCCCGTCTTGCGGTTGCGCTTAGAGAACGTCGCGACGACGACGATAGGCGACCCGTCGAGCAGGCTTGGCCCGCGGTAGATGATTCCATTTTCCATTGCCATATCCTTTTGATCCGGGTCTCCGCCCGTATCCATGGCATAGCATGGCACGGG